TTCAACAAAGTTATCATTGATCTTATCACCACCAACTCTTAGGCTATCACCTGTGCCGTCATCTGGAGCAGTTCCTAATTCTAATGATTGTAATGCCATGTTTTCTTCCTTAGTTATGTTTATTTATAAGATTAAATTGTACGATCAAAGGTACTTTCTACTTGGTCAAATTTAAATTGACTTGAATCAAATCCACCTTGTATAGATGTATCAACAATAACTGCTGCATTTGCAATTTGATTTATGAATGTACCAGCTTCTTCATTTATATTAAAGCCTGCATTTGTACTAGAACCATCTGTTCCATCAAGAACTATACTATCAAATCCAGTGTTTATAAAGATGCTTTCATTGTCTTCTAATTGGATAGGATCATTTTCATTTTGAGCACCAGAAATTTCATTAGAAGATGTAGCGTCTAGTACGAGATTGCCAACAGCTCCACCAAGAGCATTATTTGTTCCAGTTTCAAGTTGTATATTAGTAACCTCAAAATGAGTACTCTCTAATGTCATAGTAAATATTGGTTTAGATTCTATATCAGCTGGTAAAACAAAAGGTTCTACATCTGAATTTGTAAAGTTTTCTGGGGGTATTGTTCCAGTAAAATCAAATCCGTGTGTTTTCCTTTTAAGAACTTCATCTTCTGGAACTATTCTTTGAAACTCTAAAGATATTTTATTTTGACGCCCAACACCAGTTTCATCTTCAAGCAACATTTCGTCACCATGAGTACCAGCTACAGTTGTTCCATCTTCCTGTCTAAATGAACCTATCTCGTCTGTCTCTTGAAGTATACCAAATAATTCTCCACCAGCAATCGGTTCAATAACAAATCTATCTGGCCTTATAATATCTTCTATTACAAAATAATTATAATTGTGTTGTGCTTCACCTTGAATTGCATCACCAGCAAATCTACCTGTTCCATCAAATGCATCTAATAAAACATTACCTCCGGCATTAGTAGAACTACCATCAGTACCATTTAAAACAATATCATCTGTAGTGTAGTTTGCAAATTGATCAAAAGAAAATCCAACGTCATTATTTTGATCTGAAAAATCTTCTAGTAAAAATTGCTCGCCCTTTGAAGAAACTAAATCAACACCACCAAAGACGTTTATTTGTTCAAATCCATTTAATGAAAGAACACCATATGTTGCTGTACCAAATTCAAGTTCTATCTGACCAGTTTCAGTATTTCCTGTAAATGTATTTTCTGCTATAGTAATTAAACCAGTAGTCAAAGAGGAAGCTTGTTTACTAGGTAAGTGAACTTTTCTTGTTATTGTTGATACAATAGATTTTTCAAAACTATCTCCACCACCTTTACCAGCAGTTTCTAAGTATTGATGGCCACCGTCTTCATTTACAATACTATTACCACCATCTGCAACACCTATATCAAAAGTAAAGAAACTATTTTGTCCACTTATTCCTTGTTCTAATTCTATGTTGTCACCAGAAAAAGTTCCAGAAGAATCAATACCATCTAAAAGAAAAGCACTACCAGCATCTGTTGAAACTACATGGCCACTATCTGGTGGATTGTTATCAATAAGTAAAATATTAGATATTACTTCAGTTGTAGTATTTTCTGAAATAATTTTATCACCATCAGTTTCATCAACGAGAACACCTTCTTCTCCAGCTCCAACTCCATGAGTTATTGATATACCACCACCAGTTAATAAATTTGTATGTAGTGTTTCACTTACAAATTTTGATCCAGCATTTGTAGAACTAGAATCTGTACCGTTAAGAAGTAACTCACCAACTTGGTCTGAACTATCTTCTAATAAAATTTCATCATCAAAATTATTAACACCATATTCAGAAACTCCCATACGAGTTTGTACATTTTCATCAAACAATATAACAAAGGTAGAAGCAAGTACAGGAGAGAATGTATCGGTATCAGAAGTATAACCACCACCAAGACTTGTACCAACTGTTCCTATTGCAGCAGAAATTGATGTTGCTACAGAAACTTTACCAAACACATTAAATCCAGCTGGATGTACAGCTTTCTTTAATTGTGTTATATAATCATTAAAACCAGAACCTGTTTCAATCTGATATGAAAATTGTTGATAGAAAATAGAATCTTGTAAACGGTTTAAACTTTCTCCAACAAGACTTTCAATATTAGAACCATAAGTAGGAACAGTTTCGGTTTGAGTGCCTATTGTAGTTGTACCCTTTGCTATCTCAGCAGATGCAATCGTTGCAGTAGCACCACTAGAATCCGTGATAGTAACTGGAGTTGTAAGAAAATCAATAGGGTCTTCATTTATTATATTAGAACCAGCATCTGTAGAACTTGCGTCAATACCATCAAGAGAAATACTTCCGTCAGCAGCTGCTTCTTCATCTATTAGTTTATCATTAACATCAGTAGCACTTTCATCTTCTAAAAGTAAAGAATTACCTATACTTTCATTTAAGATATTATTACCAGCATCAGTACCACTTGAATCAGTACCATTTAATACAATGAAAATTTCAACTTGTTCAAGAGTATCTTCTGATAAAATATTATCACCAGCACCATCTAAAGTAGCTATAGTTGCACTTTCTTCTGTAACAAATCTAGTACGAGAATGACTTCCAGCATCAAAATATCTTTCTGTAGATAATCCCACTGTTTCAAATATTAATAAATCACCATTCTGTTCTGTTATTAATTTATCATAAGATGATCTACCATTTGTAGGGTCAACAGAACCAGTACCATGGCCAGGAGCTGTTTCTAAAGCAATCGCAGAATGATCTAAACCTTCATGAAAAAATACACCAATTCGTGTATCTTCCTCTATAAGAAATCCATCTCCACCATTTTCATTTTCTTCTGTTATTATTTCCTCTCCAGCGTCAGCAGATAAACTGTCTGTTCCGTCTAGTATAATATTTCCTATTCCAGTTTCAAGTCCAATCCCCGAGCGGCCCGCAGTACCTTCTTCTATAACAAAATAATCTAATTGCTTGCCAGGAAAAGAAGAATCTAATACAAGATCATTTCCACCTTCATCTACTAATTGAAAACTAGAAACAAGAGTTTCTACATTTGTACTTGATGCAATAATAGTTTCACCTTGAATATTACTTTCGCCATCTCTATCACTCAATTCAAGTAAACTATTTTCTAATGAAAAACTACTACCAGAACCAGTTTCTAAAGTAACTCTTACAACATCTTCAAAAGTAGTTTCTAAAACTTTAGTTGTAGCATTAAAGTTTTTAACTGTACCTGTATGTGTAGTAAGAGTATTGGTTACTCCAAAAGTTCCTGTTACATCTTTAACAACAAAGTTTGCGTGAAATTCTGCTTCTGGAGCTCCAGTATATTTAAATCCTTGGTTTGTAATATCAACACTATCTACCGCACCAATAGTTTTTGTTGTTGCAAGAAGAGCTGCACCAGTTCCACCAGTTGATGTAACACCAACTGTTGGTAATAAAGAATAACCATCACCACCATCACTAACAAAAATTCTAGTAATAACTCCTGTGCCAATCGTTCCTTCTTCAAGAGCAAAAGAATCTGTTTCTGTTCCGTAGGTATCAAGACTTTCTTGTAAATCATAACCATTTTGATTTAATACAATATTGCTACCAGCATTAGTAGAAGAACTATCTGTTCCATCTAAAACAATAGTGTCACCAACACCATCAGCAATATTATCAAAGAATATATTAATATTATTTGCTAAAGTTAATGCAGAACTTATAGTAATAGAATTTTGTGACGCAACAGCTGTTACAGTAATACCTCTAGATCGTGCTATACCTTTACCAGAAATAGTCATACCCACTACAATTGTACCAGAGTTTCCATCTAATGTTATTGTAGTGCTTGAAGATGTTGCACCATTAACAACAGCAGTAGCCTCAGTACCACCACCATCCAACACAAGTTGAAACTCTTCTAGTTGTGAATTTGATCCTGCTTCAAGAACTAAAAGTTTTCCAGCATCTGTTGCTGATGAATCTGTACCATCCATTATTAAAGAACCATCAATAACAGAAACAAATCCAGTAGCATCTTTAGTGTTAGTACTTGATTCTGTAGTGGTAAATGAAAGAACATCCCCTACATTAAAATTAGTTCCAGCATCATCAATAATAACTTCACTAACACTACCTCTTTTAACAGAAGCAACTTTTGCTAAAGCTTCACCGTTACCGATTGCAGTTTGTGCATCTAATTCTACTACATCACCAACATCATAAAGAATACCACCATTAGTTACATTGAAGTTTGAAACCATACCTCTAATTGTAAATGATATAGTGACATCTTTAACAGTAGAAGTTCCAGAAATAGTTTCACCATCTGTAAATGTTCCAACAATAGAAACAGGATTTAATTCAAATTGAACAATCGACTCTCCACCTTCAGCTGTACTCAATGCACTAGAAACAACAGCTGTTGCACCAGAACTACTGCCTGTAACTGTTGTGTTGACAAGTTCTGTTGCAATAGCATCTACGCCAGGAGTACATCTTAATATTACTTTATTGACCCAATTACCATCTGATGCTCTCATCATAAATTTATTTGGATAAGTTACTTCAGAATTTTCTCCCAACAACATCCTCATGAAGATTTTATGACCTTCAGATGTTCCTTTTGCTCTATACAACTCTCTTATATTTTTTATTAAATTTCTTTTGTCAAGACCATCAGCTAAAGTGTTTGGTATTGCGTTCATAAATGATTCACGTAGTTGATCCAAGAAATCATATATGGTATTATCTACGTTTGCGTATTCTAATAATTGTTGTAATGTTTGTACAGGGTTTGCTCTGTATCTATCTACAGTACCAGTAGAACCAGAAGTGCCTCCTGTTATAGTTTCGCCTGTCTGAAATTGCTGTTGAGATGTTATAAACATCCTTGGTGTTGTTTCATTTTTAAGATCATCAACGAGAACTTTTGCAGTAGCTTTACTTGTTGTTCCAGTAATAGTTTCACCAACAACAAACTTACCATCACCACCAGAACCAGATTCTAAAACAATTTGACTACCACCTACTTCATTAGATAGTGGAGCTCCAAGAGCATCTCTAGCTGGTTCGATGATAACGCTTGATGGAGTTTCTAATTCTAAAAGTAGATTATCGACATTAACATTGACTCGCAATTCACCAGCTTCTAAATACTCATAATAGTATTTTAAAAACTTTACAAATAGAGGATGGTCTGCTTGTATGAAATCAGGAACTTGACCTTCTATTAAAGGACTAAGTTTAGTTGTCAAGTCTGATGAATATGGATTATCAAAAGGAGCCATCTGTTAATAACTCGACGGCGTTGTATAACTAGAGGTTGTATTATATGTTGACCCTGCGGCCGAATCTCCTGTTGATACAGTATCTACTTCTCCTAGTACAGTAGTGTTAATAAAATCTATTTCTAATAGTTGATTACGTAAAGGAACAATATCGCTTGAATCTGGAATTGCTGTTACTCTTATTATACTAGAAGCTGCACCATCAACACTTGATATTGTTGTTATATTAATACTATTGATAACAATTTTACCAGCTGCATAATCTACTGTTCCAGCTGTTTCATCTTGGTATATTCTTACACCAGCAACCAAATAGTAAAGTCTTAAAACTCCACTACCGTTATCATCAAAAAACATATCATTAGTAGTATCTCCACTAATCTTAAATCCAGTAGAAGATATTACACCACCAGATGCTGAGTTGTGACCAGCATGAGGATTATATAACTTATTATTGAAACGAATAGTATATCCCGTTGATGTACCTATTGTTGGTGTTAGATCATCAGACATTGTTACTTTTGTAATATTACCAGTTATAGAATTATCAGCACCATCTATAAGTCCTGTTACTTTTGAATGTCTAAACACACCTTCAAATTGTCCTAAAGAGTCAGTATTAAAAGTTGTTAATGTAGAAGAAATATTAGATGCCAATGTAGATGAAGTTTTTGTTGTCTTACTAGAATCAAATTTAAATACTACTTGTAAAATAAGTTTTGTAATTTGCACATCAACAATAACTGGAGTTATAGATGTAACTGTAAATGGTGCAAGATCAGTAACTAGCTGAGTTTTTTGAGTGGCAGTTAAAGCATTACCTGTCGTAGATTTTATTGATATAAAGACTTTTCCATATTCTGGAGTATCAACAACACCAAGACTTGTATCAAAAGAACCAGCTTCTCCACCAAATACTTGAACAGATTGTGTGTTAGGAAAAAACTTTTTTGCAAAAACTTTATAGTCTTCTGAAGTAACACAACGACCTTGAGAAGCAAAATCTAAAGGTGCGTTATATTTAATAGATGAAATACTTTCTGGTTCTGAACCAGCAGTTGAAGTTGCTGATGTTGCAACTGTTACATCTGTAATACTTGCAATCGCAGCAGAATTTGTAAAAATAGAAGCTCCGTTAGCTGCTGTTTTGTTTGATACGACATATGTAAGTATAACAATGTTGTCATCAGAAAGAGCAGTACCAATAATACCATCACCAAAATAAACTTCAAACAATCCAGCTTCAACTTCCTGTAAAAAATAAACATTACTTCCAGTTGTTACTTGTGTTATATCTGTTGCTTCTGTAAATGTATTAGAAGATGAATCTGTAGATGATGTTTGCACTTTGACGGTTAAAGTAGTAGTGTCAGCTCTATTGTCTGTGATGATAAATCTTTGATCTACATCAGAAGAATCTACTGTATACCTTGTAGTAATAAATGAACCTTCGTAGATATCAATACTAACAAAAGGAATAGTATTACCAGTGTTAGATTTTGTTACATCACTAATAGTTGAAAATTGATAAGACACATCATCAACAGTTGTATTAAAAACAGTTCCAGATGGCATAGTTGCAGAAGTGTCATTCGTATTAAGAGTAACATCTACTGTTGCTTTTGAAGCACGAGCGGAAGATGGTACATAACCTAATGTCTTTGCGTGAGAAACAACGCTTGATCTTAATGATGAACTATCCAAAAACATTTCGTTTGCTAACATATTTGCATTGAAACCAAGATAGTGAGTGTTGTATGCTAGAACATCTAACAACGCACTCATACCAGAACCCTCAAAATCATAATCAGTAAATTCTGTTTGAGCACCTAAAAATGTTTTAAGATTATCTTTTACATCATCAAAATCAAATTCTGTTACTTCTAATCTTTTATTGTTGATTGCCATTATCGTAATACCTCTAGAAATACTGTTAAGTCAACAAGCTCTGTAGGTGCATTAACAACAAAGAACTCAATTGTCACTTCATATTCATTACGATCTAAATTTGGGTCAGCCCTAACACTAATAAGTCTAACCCTTGGTTCAAAATTTTCAATAACATCTTCTATCTTTTTTGCAAGAATAAAAGCTGTCATGTTACTCATATTCTCAAATAACATATCCCTAATACCAGAACCAATTTCTGGATGAAAGGGTTTTTCATAATGGTTCAACAAAACAAGATTACGAACAGACCTTTTAACTGCCGCAATATCTGTAACCTTTCTTACATCCTTAGATGCTTGAGTCTTTGCAAAGAACAAATCCAAATCACGATATTG